CTCAACAACGAGGCTAAGAAGCACCGCACGGCAGGAGAGCAGAGTGCGACAAAGCTGAAAAGCATCTTGGAGGCTGTTGGTTTGGTCGATGGTGACGATGTGGTAGACAAAGCCAAAGGACTTAAGACTACATTAGACCAATTTGCCCAGGGCGGCAAAAAGCCTGATGAGGTCGCAAAGCAGATTGCTGACTTAACCGCGCAGGTTGGCAAGGTCACTAAGCAGCTGGCTGATATGACTGAGACCGCCAAAGCTGAAAAGACTAAGCGTCTTGACGGCATGAAGATGGCTAAGGCTGTAGAGCTGCTGACCAAGGGCAATGCTGCGAGTCCGCAGAACATGGCTAAGCTGCTGGAAGGCAGTATCGTTGTCAAAGACGATGAAAGCCTTGCCTATACCGGCAGCGACGGCAAAGAAATCAGCCTGGAAGACGGCGTTAACGGCTGGCTGAAGGAGAACAGCTGGGCAGTTAAGGCCAACGGTGCAGGCGGTGGCGGCAGCAATGGCGGTGGCAGCGGTTCTGATGATCCGTTCCTCAGTGGCTTTAATTCTTAATGACGAAAGAGAGGATTGTTTATTATGACTATTAACTATGCAGATAAGTATAGCGCAAAAATTGACGAGCGCTTCAAGACTGGCCCGTTGACTGCTCCGGCAATCAACAACGATTATGATTTCACCGGTGTGCAGACTGTAAAGGTTTATTCCATTCCTACCGCCGACATGAATGATTACACTTCTACCGGCGCAAACCGTTATGGTACCCCGGCAGAGCTGGAGGATTCCGTTCAGGAGCTGACCTTGACTAAGGACCGTTCCTTCACCTTCACCATCGACAAGAGCAACTATCAGGATACCGTTATGCTGAAAGAGGCCGGTGCAGCATTACAGCGTCAGATTGACGAGGTAATTATTCCGGAGCTGGATATTTATCGTCTGGCAAAAATCGCTGCAGGCGCTAAGAACAGCGCAACCGCTGCAGTTACCAAGGCTAACGCTTACAGCGCCTTCCTCGACGGCACCGAGAAGCTGACCGACGAGAAAGCGCCTTTAGGTAACCGTATTGCTTATGTGGCTGCATCTTACTTCAAGCTGCTGAAGCAGGATGAATCCTTCATCAAGGCTTCTGATCTGGCACAAAACATGCTGGTAAAAGGTCAGGTTGGTATGGTGGACGGCATTCCTATTATCGTGGTACCTGCATCCTACATGCCGGCTAAAACTGCGTTTATCATTACCAATCCTATCGCCTGCTGTGCTCCTGTTAAGCTGGCAGATTATAAGATTCATGATAACCCGCCTGGTATCAACGGCTGGTTGGTTGAAGGTCGTGTGCGCTATGATGCATTCGTTCTGGAGAACAAGAAAGGTGCTATCTACGTACATAAGACCGCTGCTGAATAATGAAAAGCGTAGGGATTACGCGCGAATTTGATGAGCTGGTGCGTGCTTTCGAGGCCGCACCGGTCCAAACGCGCGACATGGTACGCAGACAGGTGAAGATGGCCGTCAGAGATGTCAGGGAATATGCGCGTGACCATCATCGTTTCGTTACCAGAAGCGGTATGACTGAAAAAAGCATTATGAGCGAAGTGAAGGAGAACCAAGGCACTGTTTATCTTGGAAGCAGTACAGCTGTATTCCAGCACGAAGGCACTAAGGCGCATTTGATTGTGCCACGCAGTAAAAAAGTGCTGCGCTTTGCCGTAAACAAGGAATTTGTCTTCAGCAAGCGCGTGCGTCACCCCGGCATAAAGGCGGACCATTTTCTTTATACGGCAGCTGATGTTATGCAGCCTGTTATTGTCAGCAGATTTGCCAAGGCTTTAGACAGTCTGCTGGGAGGTTTATAATGGATTACATTGATTTTGGAGATATACAGGACGCGGTATTGAATTGTACCTATGATGATATTGCTTATGGCAATGAAATCATAAACAGCCTGGCAAGCAGGCTGAAGGTAACCGATATTCCAGAGCCTGTACCCTACATAGTCAAGCGCTTGGGCGTTGTGGCAGCCTGCTATAACAGATGCCTGCTGCAGACCGGCACAGACCCTACGACTGTATTTAACGGCGCTGGCGGTGTAGAAAACAGCGACATATACGCACAGAAGCTGAAGCTGTACAAGGCTGAGATGGAACGCCTTATGGCAAGTATTACAGCTGCTGATTTCGGCGTCACCGGAGGGCAGGGGAGAGCAAGTATTCCCCTGTATCGCTCATGAGCAGACGTACCGAAATTACAGATGTTATCATGGGACTTTTGCAGGACCAGATACCGGAAGTGCATTGGAGCAGCCTTGTTACCGGTGCCGGCCGTGGCAATAAGCTGGAAGGCACTGTGAGCTGTGACCGTATCACCTATGTGGAGATGACTAAGAGCGGGCGCAAGGGCGTACTGACATACAGCATCTACCTGCTGGATACGGCAAGCATTGAAGGCGTCGATGCCTTGGCTGATAAGCTGGATGCCTTACTGACGCATTATCACGATTTAGGCGGCTGGTGCATTGACAGCCAGGTGAAAGAAATCGTTTTCGGCGTGGCGCAGGGCAAGTCTGATGCAGGCATGGCGCTGATTACCTATGAAGTTTATTTTGATTGTTAGGAGGAACAGATATGAGTGAATATACTTTCCCGACCCGTACCGATGCGACCAGCACTGCGACTGCGGGCAAAGATTATTTGATTTACCTGAATACCGGTACTACCGAAGCAGCTCCGACCTGGACTCTGCTGGGTGGTCAGCGCAGCGGTGATTTGAACCGTGAAGCTGACGAGATTGATGCTTCCCATAAGACTTCCGGTGGTTGGAAATCTACCCTGCCAGGTTTGCGCAGCTGGTCTATCGACCTTGAAACCGTTTACCTTGCGGGTGATACCGGTGCCAAGTTCTTGGAAGCAGCTTTCTTAGCAGGCAAGCAGGTGCATGTTAAATTTGAATATCCGGATAAGAGCTTTGTTACCGGTTGGGGTTCTATTACTGAATGCTCTCTGAGCACTCCGCATGATGATGTTGCTACTCTTAAAGGCACCATCAGCGGCGATGGTCCCCTCAGCGAACAGAGCAAGGGCTGATTCTTAAAATAAGGCTGGCACTTAGCTGGCCTTTTTCTTATATGGAGGATAACGAATGAAAAAGATTAACATTAAGGCTTTTGGTGAAGGTCAGCAGATTTGGTTTAACATCGGCCGTCTGCGCCGCGTAGAGGACATGTTGAAATGTCCGATTGGCGAGGTGCTGCAGGACGCTGACAAGCTGAGTCTGAAGAATCTGCTGGTACTGCTGAGTGTAGGCATGAGCCAGAACGGCAATAAGACTGAACAGTATTATGCTGAAAAGATTGACGAGGCCATGGAAAACGGTTACAGCATTGCCGATATCCAGCTGCCTGTTGTGAAGGCTGTGGCTGCCAGCGGTATTTTAGGCGTGGGAGCTTATTATCAGCTGTTCCCGGACGAACTGACCGATGAGCAGAAGGCTGATATTGAATACGAAAAAAACTAATTAGCGAGGGTGGTGGCTGCGTATCTATGCGGACATGGTACAATGCAGCTAAAACCCTTGCTTTTGGTGAATTAAGGCTTAAACCTTGGGAGTTTGACAGGCTTTCAGTGTTTGAGTTTAACGATATGGTTGATGCATGTAATGAAATAAGAATGGCAAAGCGCTGGGAAACGGCTTACTGGGTAGCCAACATCATTTCCCCGCATCTCCGCAAGCCTGCCAAAGCAGGTACACTGATGCGACCGTTCCTGAAGCAGAAGACCAAAGAAGAGCAGGCAAGGGAGCGGGAACGCTTCTATGCTGATTTTGAGCGTCAGAGGAAGGAGGTAGGCAATGGCAGATAAACAAATATCCGTCAAAATTACAGCGGATAGCAAACAGGCTGAGCAAGGCTTCAGCAGAACTGCAGCAGCAGTAGAAGCTGCAGGTGAAGCTGCCGGCAGAATGTCCGCAAAAATGAGCAAATCGACAGCCATTCTTACCGATATTGCCAAAATGTTTCAGCAGCTGAATTCCGACGTGAAAGCAATGCGCAAGAGCCTGGACAGCATCGACAGCAAGAATGTCCGGCGCGTAGGCGATGAGCTGGAAACTGTCAGCAAGCAGTCCAAAAAGGCAACCAGCGGAATAAAAGGCTTTGCTGATAAATGCAACAAGATGAGTGGAGCGCTTAGCGCTATTGCTGCAGTGCAGCTTGGCAGCGTCTTCACCGGGATGGCGGGCGGTATCCTTAATATGGGCATAGCGTCCGTACAGGCTGCAGCACAGATGCGTCAGTATGAGATTGCCTTCCAGACCATGCTGAAATCTGCTGAGGCAGGTACGCAGATGCTGAGGGACTTACAGCAGTTTGCTGCAGAAACACCCTTCGACGTACCCGGTGTTGTAAGCGCAGGTCAGCAGCTGATGGCGTTCGGCTTTAAAGCTGAAGAGATTATCCCTATGCTTACCAACCTAGGCGATGCCGCCAGCGGTTTAGGCTTAGGCACTGAAGGTGTTAGCCGTCTTGCATACGCATTAGGGCAGATGCAGACTAGCGGTAAGCTCAATGCGCAGGACATGATGCAGCTTACCAGCGCAGGCATTTCGGCATGGGATATGCTGGCGCAGGCTGCAGGTAAAACAGTAGCTGAGATGAAGGACCTTTGTTCTAAAGGCGCTATTGACTCTAAAGCAGCCGTGCAGACCATTGTCGCAGGCATGAACGATCAGTTCGGCGGCATGATGGCTAAGACTTCGGACGAGGTTTCCGGTCTTCTGGCTAACATCGAAGAAACTGCCGGCAACACTTCCGCTGCTGTAGGCAAATATCTGACGGAAGCCTTTAACATCAAGGGTATCTTAAAGGATGTGTCTGACAGACTGGGAGAGTTTCAGCAGAAGATGCAGACTGCGACAGAGCAGGGCAAGAGCTTAGGCGACGTCATCAAAGAGTGCGTGCCTGCTCCTGTTATCGCTGTAATAGGTGCATTTGCTGCTGTTCTTGCTGTTGTATCGGTTGCAGCCGTAGCGACGTTAGGAGCGGTGCTGGGACTTACTGCAGGTATGGTTGCTATAGGCGCTGCAATGGGTGCTGTTGCTGCTTTGGTAGTTACTTATTGGGATGAAATTGTTGATGCTGTTAACATAGCAGTACAGGCTATTCTTGATACTGTTGTTATCATCGGTACCGCCATTACAGAAGCCGTTCTTGGTGTTGTAAATTGGATTGTTGGTGCAATAGGTGATATGTGGGCAGATATTACAGGAGACCAAGATAATTGGTTTAGCAAATTTTCTTCTATGCTTGGTGATGCTATTAAAGAAGTAGAGGATTTTGCAAAAAAAGCCATTGATTTGTTCGGCAGAGTTTTCGCAGCGAAAAAAGCTGTTGTTGATACTCGTAATGCTGATGCTGAACTTGCTCAGATTCAGGAAGATTATAAAATCTATGAGGAAGCAAAAAAGACTACCAGAAAATCTGATTCAAGCAATCTTTTTCAGAACCCTGATAAAGGCAATCTTGGTTCCGGAAGAAGTTCTGCCTTAAAGCAGGAGAATGTAGCCTTAAAGGCTCTGCAGGACGAAAACAGGATAGCTCAGGAGCGGAAGAAAATCGAAAACGACTATGTCCGGCTTGTTTTGAAAAAAGAAAAAGACATGTGGGCAGCTCAAAATGCTATTGCAAAAAAGTATGGCACTGACGCTCAAAAATATCAGATTCAGCTTAAAGAAATTGAGTTCAACAAAAAGCAGGAACTGCAGGAAGAGGAACTGGCCTACACGGAACAGATGCTTGCTGCTGAAAATGCTCTTAAGGAAGCGCAGCTGCGTGGAGCATCTCAAAAAGAACTGGACATGCTTAATGAGAAGCTGGCTTTACTTAAGAAAACGCATCAATATACGATTGATAATATCAATCAGTCCGCTGCTGCTAATACTGAAAGTGCTAAATTTGATTATAGCAATAAGCAAATCAGCTGGAAGGCTGATTACAATGCTTCTGACGCCGTCGGGAAGATGACTATGAAGAATGACAAGTGGAAGGAAGAAGCTACTGAGTCTGTGACAAATAGTCCTTTTCTGGACGATAAACTGAAATTGGAAGCACTGACTGCAATCAATCAGAAGTACGATGAGCAACAGCAGAAAATCAATACCATCAGCAAGATTCAGCAGACCAGCAATCAGCTGGCGAAGGATTTTTCCGGTGCTATAACTGATTGGATTACCGGGGCTAAGAGCTTCGGCGATGCTATGAAAAGCGTCCTGCAGCAGCTTATCTCCCAGCTTATCCAGGCAGCTCTTTACGCAACCATTGTAGCTGCTTGCACTGGCGGCGGTGGTGGTTTTGCGGCACGTTGGAAGGGTGCTTTCGGCAAAGCCTTTGCTTCAGGTGGTTCTGTCGCTGGTCCCGGTACCGGTACGAGTGATAGTGTTCCGGCTATGCTCTCAAATGGTGAGTACGTACTTAACGCTCAGGCTGTAGACCGTTTGGGCGTACCGTTCCTTAATGGCCTGAATACAGGGCGTTTGAGAGGCTTTGCCAGCGGCGGGCTTGTCGGTTCCGGCGGTGCTTATAATCGTCCTGCCAGCGTTGCTTCCTCCAGCAGCTCTACGAGCAACAGCATCACTCTTAACGTATCAGCGTTGGATGCATCCAGCTTTGCTGACTTTTTGGCGCGTGGAGGCATGCAGGTTCTAAAGCAGGCAACATTAGACGACAACCGCAACTTCAACACGGCGTTTGATACTTTTTAAGGGGGATGCATATGGCTGAAAGAATATTTCCGCTTGACAGCGGTGAAACAGCATGGAGCAGTACACTGCAGCAGGCGTGGGAGGTCACACAGACAGAAACCGCCAGTGGCAGGCGTAGGGCGATTTGTAGCCAACTGTATCCTAAACTGTCCTTTAATGTTAGTTTTACAGCATTAGACAATAAGAATCTGTCGCTGCTAATGGGTTTTTATGCAAAATGCAAGGGTACCCTTTTACCTTTCTTTTACAAGGATTATGGCGCTCGCGTCGAACTACAGGATCTTAGCAGAGATGACAACGGTAAATATCAGCTGTTTATTAAAAATGGCGGCTATGTCCTGCCTTGCGAAAAGGCCGACAATGTACGGGTTTATGTTGATGATAACGAGACTGTAGATTTTACATTGGATGGGGACGTACTGACAGTGCCAGATGCGACGTCAAAAAGCGTTGTCAAAGCAAGCTTTGACTATTATTGGCGTGTACGCTTCACAGATACGCTTTCTGTTACCCAGTCTTTTGCGAATGTAAACAACGTTGACTTGAAATTGGTTACAGTGAGGTGATGAACATGAAAAACTGCATGTTAGACCTCGCTCAGCATCTCAACGCTGACAACGAATTTATCTGCTGCGATTTGTTTACGCTGACGCTGAGCAGCGGGAGTGTATATCACATTGCTGATTTTGACAGCGATGTCAGCTTTAATGGCAAAACATACAGACATGATATGTTTATCATCAGCCGTGACCAGACCAAGACAGCGGGACAGCCGTCCGTAGAAACGCTGTCTGTCACAATCAGCGCCGACCGCCAGCATAATGATAACGTGGATAACATGTTTTTGCTAAAGGCCGTGCACGAGGGCAAATTTGATGATTGTCAGCTAACTCTCAGCCGTGCATTTTTGGACGCTGAAAATGGCGCTGTGCTGGGGGTGTTGTCGCTGTTTAATGGACGCTGCGAGGTGTCATCATGCGGCGGCATCAGCGTCAAATTATCTGTAAAGAGTGAAACCATTGGTTTAAATGCATCTGTACCGCTGAGGACGTTCGCGCCTCAGAATGTGTATCAGGAGCAGTCAGGCATAGTCAGCACGGCAAGCAAAGATGCATACACCTGTATGATTCCGTTAAAACCTAGTAAAAATGTGCTGGTGAAATTATGATGAATAACAAATTATACGAAACAGCGCTGAGCTATGTGGGCACGCCGCACATCAACGGCGCTAACGTCAAGGGTGCAGGGCTTGACTGCTGCACGCTCATTACCAATATTTATAAAGAAATGGGATGGGCTGACATACCTATGGAATTTGGTTACAGCGGTGATTGGTATTGTCAAAAAGATTGTAAAGAACTTGTGCTTGCATATCTGACAAAATATTGCTATGAGGTTGATGAGCTTCAGCCCGGCGATGTTATCTCATATCGCTGGGGGCGCAGCAATTATGCACATCTTGCAATGTATTTAGGCAATGGCTGCATCATCCATTGCTCAGCCGATAACGGCACATGCATCACAGATTTGGATGAGCCGTTGCTGCTGGATGCAAAAGGCAGGAGCAGGGCAACGGGATTTTGGAGGTTGAAAGATGGGACTTTTTAAAGGTACGAAATTTACGAGCCGCTCGCAAAAAATAGACGCTTTCCAAAGCACCGTCTGTGAGTTTGGCACACCCGTGCCGCTGTTGTACGGCACGTGTAAGGTGTCGCCGAACCTGATGTGTTATCAGGATTTTGAAACGAAAGAAAAACGCACTACGCAGAAAAGCGGCAAATCAAAAAGCACCACCATAACATATCTGTATTATGTTTATGCTGAGCTTGCGTTGGGCGAGGGCGTGATAAGCGGTATCAATAAAGTGTGGGTGGGCGATACAGCCTACGCAGGCTTAGGCGCATTGAACGCCAACACCAATAACGAGGGTGCAGGATTGGCGCTCAACAAGGGCGATAACAGCCAGCCGACAACCTACATGAGCACAAATCATGCTGACATCGCAACAGGCTATGATAATTTAGCGTATCTGTATGGCAGGATTTTTTTAGGCGAGGATAATGCCTCAATGCCGTCATATAGCTTTGAGGTCCGCGGCACATTGATTGCCGATAACACCGATGCAAATCCCGCTTATGTCATTAAGGACATATTGAGTAAAATCGGCTTAGGCTCATACATCGACGAGGCGAGTTTTGCAGATTACGCCAAATATTGCAGCAATGCTGATTTGCTTATCAGCACGCCAAACGATGCATTCAGCAGGCAGGATAAAGCTCAAACAATTATTGCTAATCTGCTGGAGCTTACCAATACATATATGTATTGGAGCGTAGACCGTTTTAAATTCGCTGTACGCGACGATGTTCAACGCGCCGAATGGTCGCCAAACACACAGATTATGTATGATCTGACGGCTGATGATTTTATTCCGCAAAGCGGCTCGCCTGTAATCGTTAAACGTAAGGACAGCACGGAAATTTATAATTACATTACTGTAAATTTTTTAAACCGCGCCAACGATTACGAGGAAGAATCGGTCAGCTATCAAGACCTTGACAGCATCAAAAAATACGGCGTGCGAAGCGTTACCTATGATGCTAAATGGTATCACACAAAAGAACGAGCGCTGAAATACGCACAAATGAAAACACGCATCGCACAGACGGAATGCAATCAATATACGTTTAGGCTGCCGTGGAAATATTGCAGGTTGGAGCCGGGTGATTTGCTGCGTATCACTGATGAGGCGATTGGCATTGCCGGACAGGTGGTAATGGTCAGTGAGATTACCGAGGCGAAAACCGGTATCCTCACTGTAACAGCTGTACAGAGAGCGCCCGGAGCGTACAGCGAAGCAAAATACACCGTTGTCAATGATTACCAATACCAAGATTTTAACGTAGAACCTGGCAATACAGCGCGTCCATTGTTTATCATTCCGCCGTCCGACCTCGTGACAAGCGCAAGCGGCTGCGAATTATGGATAGCATTGCAAGGCGCTGCCAAGACGTGGGGCGGCTGCAATGTTTTTGTCAGCGATAAGGACGGCGATTACAGCAATATCGGCACACAGGGCATCAACAGCATCTACGGCACAACAGCGGGAACAATGACGGCTGATGCAACGAGCGCATATATCCGCTTAAATAATCAGCGCCCCGTTGAGCTGCTGACAGGCAGCGCACAGGATGCAGCCAACGGTAATACACTGATTTGGATAAACGGCGAATGCATGAGCTATACACGTGCAACGCTGTTAAACAGCAATCTGTATCAGCTCACAGGGCTGATACGTGGTCAGTACGGCACAACGGCAAAGGCGCATAGCTACGGCGAGGATGTTGCCGTTTTGGACGGCGGTATATACGTTGTCCCGCTTACCAAACAGCATATCGGCAGAACGCTGTATTTTAAATTCCCTGCATTTAACGAATTTAAGGCGAACGGGCAAAACCTGGCTGACGTTGATTGTTACAGCTGCGTCGCTGCTGTGTCTGACCTGCCGAATTGTACAGACGTAACAGCTTATAATAAATATCGTGATGTCGGTGGCAAGATTGTCTATCATGATATTATCGTTGAGTGGTCGCCAGCTGATTTTGATAATTATCAGCAAGCGCAGGTATGGTACAGACAATACGGCGAAGCGTGGCGATACGGCGGCAGCGGCTACAAATCAGCTACATTGCCGCAGGTGGATATCGGCAAGAGATATCAAATCGCTGTATGTACGCAGGATATTTTTGGTAATGTCGAGACACCCGACGCATCGGCACAGACAAATATTTTAGTTGCAATCAGCACAGCAACACCAACAGCGCCGGCAAACCTCAGCATCACTTTAAAAGATGCTGTTGTAATCAAATGGGACGAGGTGCACAACGCCGATATAAAATATTACGAAATCAGGCTAGATGCTAACGTTGGTGTTGATAACGCTAATTTTATCGCACGCACGGCAGATAACAGCTATACAACAAACGCTATAACCGCACGTTACGGCACGATTTACGTTTTTGCTGTGTCAGCCTACGGCAAGGTCAGCGCCCCAGCAACAGCAGCATACAATTTCGCAACGCCGACAGCACCGAAAATCAGCGTCAAGGCAAAAATGCAGGGCATTGAATGTCGCGTGTTAGATAGCATTCCGAATAATTGTATCGGCGTGCATTGGTACTTTGACGGAGCGACGAATGACAGCGACGATAAAACAGCGAACCTGAGCTATTATAAATCTCTCGATGCTGGCGTTTATGAGGTCAAGGCTTGCTATTACAATTATTTCGGTGACGGCAGATACAGCGGCAGCGAAACAGTAACCGTGAAAGCAACGATTGACGCAGGGCTGATAGAGGCAGGAAGCATTGCCGCCGATAAGCTCGATGCGACTATAAAAAACAACATTGCCAACGCTACGGCCAACGCAAACACTGCGTTACAAAATAGCAATAACGCTTTAGCTGACGCTAATGCAGCGCTGAACAGCAGTAAGATTACCGCTGACAAATTAGCTAAGGATTACAGCACGACCACACAGACAGAAACACTTATTGCTACACGTGTTGCAAGCAGCATGGGTAATTACAGTACCACAGAGCAGACAGCCAACATGATTAGCAGCAGCATTGCTAATTTTAAAAATGACACGCTTAGTCAGTACAGCACTACTAAGCAGACAGCTGCCATGATTAGCAGTGGCATTGCTGATTTTAGGGACGGTACGCTCAGCAAATACAGCACGACCGAGCAGACATCTGGCATGATTAGCAGCAGCATTGCTAATTTTAAAAATGACACGCTCAGCCAATACAGTACTACTAAGCAGACTGAAGCACTCATCAGCTCGCAGGTAGCAAGCTATACTGACGGAAAACTGAGCGGTTACAGTACAATTGAGCAGACCAACACGGCAATCAGCAACATGGTTGTTAAGCTGAATAATGCGACTGATAAAAAATTAGAATCATACAGTACTATACAGCAAACTCAGGATGCCATCAGCCTTGCGGTGAAAAATATCGACCTTGACGGCAATGATATTATCACAAAAATCAACATCGCCGACGGCACAATCCTGCTTGACGGCAAATACGTCCATGTTACAGGTGATACGCAGATTGACGGCAATGTGATTACAAACAATATGCTTGCAGGCAGCATCAGCGCTGATAAAATGGCGGTAGATAGCCTGTCAGCTATCTGCGCGACTATCGGTACATTACGTACAGCAACTAGCGGAGCAAGAACGGAAATAAAAGACAACTTGATTGAAGTATATGACAGCAATAATGTGCTTCGGGTAAAAATGGGGGTATGGTAATGGCTCAAGGTTTAGTAATAAACAACGCAGACGGAAGTGTGAAATTAGATACTAACAGCAATATCACAAGAACAATAGGACAAGCAACTCTGCAAGGCAGCGGAGAAATCACAAGCGCTGGCATAGGATATCCGAATAATAAGCTGTGGTACATAATCCTCAGTAACGTATCTCCGGTATACAAACCCAGTAATAACGAATATCCAATTTTGCGCATAGATGATACCGGGTATAGGATATTTTGGAAAAACCAACTCGGCACGAAGATAAGGTATGGAATAATATGAGCACTTATCTTGAAGTTATAGGCGATGATAAAAGAGTCGTTATCGACGATAAATTTGCTTGCATGGAAGTAGTTGACAGTTTCCCGTTATCACAGTGCAAGAAGAAAGATATGTCTAGTAGCACGGCGGGATGGCACAATTATTATTATGAATTTCCGTCTGGTCATTCGATACCAGACAATGCGTTGGTTGGGATAAGTTTAAATGGAATAACTAGCGAAGTGCCGTTTTCCTATTTAGCTATCGGAAACACTATTCGCTTTTTTGGTGACGGAAGCGCAGTAGCACAAATTGGCATAGTTGCTATCGAAAGAGATGATATTATAGCAACGTCGACACTGTATATCTTTAACCATGCCACAAGGACACCTAGCGAACACGGCACTGGGCTTGAAATAATAAACGATAAGAACGAAATAGTCTTTTCTTCTGAACGGCCCTATATAAACGTCTTGAAATGTGGAAGCGAAGAAAAAGATAACATTTCTACTGCGAGCGAAAAGCCAATAATTGCGTGCAATTTAGGAGAAGATTATTACTATGAGCTTTACCAACAAGCTCATTATGCATCACCACAAGGCGTAGAAAGCCATAAAAGGCCAACATATATTTTAAAAAATCAAGTAGTAAGCATTGTTCCCAGATTTTTCAATACGTTTTGGACAGGCGATAGTCAAGCTCCAGAATACAACCCGGATACAGGAGAATGGACGTACCCGGATAATGGAGGTCCTGAGTACGGAGGATTTTACGAATTTGATGCTTGGTACAATTACGGTTGGTTAATAGGGACTATTTGCTAATTTTTACATCAGAAAGGTAAGTAACTTATGAAACAACAAGCATTTCAGCCTGGCGAGCTGCGCACGGTTTAATCCCCAACGCAAGGTTATTATTTTAAGGAGGTGATACGCCATGTTTAAGGTTGACAACAACAACATCAGCATGATCAGGGGCGACAGCGGTGTTTTTACCATCACCATCACTGACGCCAACGGCAGCCCTGTTGAGCTGACCGAGGGTGACGTGTTGACGTTTACGCTCCGGAGAGCCGCCAGAAATCCCGCTATCGTTCTGCAAAAAATCATTGCTGGCGGCGAGCTGGATATCAAACCAGCCGATACAGAGGGGCTGACGTTTGGCGCTTATGTGTACGACATCGAGCTCAAACGTGCTGACGGCTATGTAGATACAGTCATCCCGCCGCACGAGTTTTTGCTCATGGAGGAGGTGACCTACTGATGAGGTTACATGGCACGCTGACGGCTGCCAAAGGCGAGCTGCATGGCACGTTATCGCCCAGCAGAGCTAACCTGTGTGGCACATTGTCGGCAAGGTCGGTTATCGGCGCTGAGCTGTACGAGGGAGCCTATACGGTACACTCTGCAGCTCATGAGGCACAGGAGCTGCCAACAGCAAACAAACACTTAGTCAAAAATATTACCGTAGAAAAGATACCGTATTACGAAACAAGCAACCTGTCAGACGGTATTACAATCTATATAGGAGATGAAAGAGAGGTCGGAATCTATGGCTGAGAAAACTATTAGTAAAGTTGTGTATGGCGGCAAAACGCTGATTGATTTGACCAGCGATACCGTTACCGCTGATAAGCTGCTTAGCGGCGTTATCGCACATGACAAGAGCGGCGCGGCTATTACCGGTGCTTGTACATTTGACGCCGATACCAGCGATGCGACTGCTGCCAGCGCAGAAATTTTGAGTGGAAAGACTGCTTATGTCAATAAAATCAAAGTTACCGGCGAAATGAGGAACAATGGCGCTGTTACCGGCAGCATCAGTAAAAAAGCTGAAGCGTACAGCATCCCTATCGGCTATCATGACGGCAGCGGCAAGGTAACCATCTCCAGCACGGAGCAGGCCAAAATCATTGCAACAAACATCCGCGCCGGTGTATCCATCTTGGGTGTTGAGGGCACTATGAGCGGCACTGAGGGCGCTAAGGCGCAGGCTAAGACTGCTACACCTAAGACCACGGCGCAGACCATCCTGCCGGACAGCACTCGGGGATTTAATTACCTTACTCAGGTTACCGTGGAGCCAATCCCGTATAACGAGAGCGACAATGCTCAGGGCGGAAAAACCGTTACCATAGGCTAAGGAGCGTAAAAAATGGCAGTGAATAAGATTATTTATGGCGGTAACACCTTGGTAGACCTTACCGGTGATACCGTCACCGCTGCCGATTTGGCAGAGGGAGTAAAGGCAACAGGTGCAGACGGCAACCCTATTGTAGGCCTGATGCAAAAGGTTACCATTGATGCTGAGCTGTCGACCACCAGCACAAATCCTGTCCAAAACAAGGTAGTCACCGAGGCGATAGCCAACATGGGCGGCGGTTCGGGCGATTACCTGCCTTTAACTGGTGGTACAGTCACTGGTGGCATCACAGCACCAAATTTCCAGACTGGCTCGGCCGCAGCCAACTACTTCCAGTGCCGCAAATTCCGTGGCGAGGGTGATGCTAACTCATATTACCATGCTATAGACTTTGGATATTCGGGGCATGATTCTGTCGATTTTTACGAATATGACCCGAATTGGAATTTTTACAAATGCACCTCCGGCAATAAGTCAAATGCCGTCCTTGTCGGTAACATCAACGGCAACGGCTGGAACGGTGGGGCACGGCTGACCGGAGCGCCGACAGCACCGACGGCTGCTGCCGGAACAAACTCTACACAGATAGCGACAACGGCGTTTGTGCAGATGGCTGTTGGCGGCAAAGCTAACACATCAGACCTTGCCGATTTTGTCAAAACATCCGGACAGAATACATGGCGGGCGCAGCAGACCTTTAACCTTGCAACTCTTGGTTATGAGCAGTATTCCGCACCGTACAGCAGTACAAATTCCGTCAGCCCATCTACGTCAGCCGCGTCCTATTATGCAACAGGAGCGTTTACTCTTAACCTTGCGACGTTATCAGCACTGTTGGGCAGCAATCAGTCAACTGTGTTTACGGCCTATATCACTGCCGGCGGTGATTATGCGCTGTCCATCACCAACGGCGGCACAATTAAATATATCGGTGCTGCTTCCGACCTAGCAATCACGAGCGCTGGCTTGCTGCTCAACATCCTTATGACCAAGGACAGCTACGGCAGCCTGACCAGCATCGTGCAGGCTAATAAGCTGACATGAGGTGACAACCATGGGACTTAACAGGATGATGTTTATCAAAAAATCTGCTGGAAGCGGCGGGGATACCGGGAATAATGCCTTTATCATGACCATGGGACGGCGGAGCGGTCAATATGGGTATAGTCGCAACAATGGCAACTATGGTGAGATTACAGGCAATGTTACACACGATGGCAGAGCCGTTACTCTTGTTATGCTGTCTTATTATGGTGGATGGCTTGACGTTGCCTTTAAAGAAGAGGGTGTGACGGGGGGCAGCCGTAATATTAGTCTTAACATCACTCCACTTGAAACAGGTGTTCCTCAATCACTTGCTGTTGGTAGAATATCATATCGAGGTGCTGCAACAGGCTTTTACACCTACGTTCAACGTGTTCCGTCAAATATATCAAGCATGTTTACTGCTGCTAACGTCGGTAAGAAATTTAAAGTAGAAATCATCTTTAACTAAGCAAGGAGCAAATAATGAAAACGTATACATACAAGGCTAACAGCTACGATAACTTGTACGATTTGGCAGAGGCACTGGCGCATGACGGCACATTTATCCCACGCACAATATCTGATACTGATCTGGAGCAGCTGGGAGTAAATGTAGCGGAAACCGAAGAACCGATTGAAAATATCCGCACCCGCAAAATTTTTGAACTGAAGCGTCAGCGTGATGCTGCGGAGGTCGAGCCGGTGGAGTATGGCGGGCACCTCTACGATTACGACAGTAAAGCCCGCGACCGCATCAACGCCGCAATTATTGCGCTCGATGTACAGGGAGAGGGCGCTAAAATTAGCTGGACCACGGCAGACAATGAGGATGCGGTGGTAACTGCCGCAGACCTGCGTATGATTATCGCTTCCGTCGCCGCACGCAGCAATAAACTGCATACTGCGTACAGAACTGCTAAGGCACGGGTCGAAGCTGCAGTTACTGCGGATGAAGTAAGAGCTGTAGCAATGAATAATTAGGAGGTTGAGAAATGGATTTTTTAGCTTTGCGCTACGCCGTATATAACGCGGCACACACTTTGACTCATGGTTTTACTTATAAATCGGTTATTGGTGCTATTTTGGCCGTCTTGCTGCACAAACACGCGGTGTTGTTTATGGTTTTTACCGCGTTGGTATTTTTGGACTGCTTCACTCGCTGGATGAGCCTGTCTTACAAGCGCCTGCAGGGCATGGGGCAAACTCCGTCTGTGATGCAGATTATAGGCGGCATTGAGGCGGCGCGTGCGGAAGGATTGATTTCCTCGGAAGTGATGAAGCATCGCTTTGTTGGCAAGGTCATAGTGTACATCCTCTGCGTGCTTGCTGCCGTGCTTGTAGATTTGGCGATGATTACGCTGCATCAGCCTGTGTGGGCCGTTCCTTTGGTGGCTGGATACTTGGTCATCACGGAGCTGCTGTCGATTTGTGAGAATTTGAGTGATGCAGGCATTGAGGCCGTCGGGGAACTGGCAGCTATCATTAAAAAGAGAAAGGGCTGATTACTATGTTAACTGAACATTTTTCTGAAGCTGAATTTGCATGCCGTTGCTGTGGCATGCTGCCTACGACCGGTATCAGCATGGCATTCCTGTTGGGACTGGAGCACCTGCGCCTGCGCATCGGCAGACCGATTAACATCAGCAGCGGCTATCGTTGTCCGGATCATAATCGCGCTGTGGGCGGCGTCTGGAACAGCCAGCATGTCAAAGGCACTGCTGCAGATATCTATGTTGATGGCATGGGCGTGCGTGAGCTGGCCAATATCTGCAAGCAGATTTTCGATGGCGTGGGCACCTACGTTGACAGCGGTTTTGTGCATGTGGATATGCGCGAGGGTGGTTCCGTTCCAGGATACTTTACTTGGGAGGGCTAAGATGTGCTTAAAACAATATTGCGCAATTACTGCAGCTACATTGTGCTTGCTGTTGTCTGCCTCTGCATCGGCGGCGTCATCGGCTACAACCTACACGATGACTGCAACGGAGATGACAGCGCTCGACAGTCGCTTGAATCTGCTATTAGAGCAAACAAGAGCCAGCAGACAAGCGCTGGCAGAATCACAAGCAGCGCTGAAAGAGTCGAGAGCGGAATTGAGCAAGCTCAAGACGGAATCAATAAAGCTGCAGATAGAGCTGCAAGCTCAGAGCAGCTTATTGGAGAGTGCCAACAAATACTTGCAGGCATCCGCGCGCGAGGAGAAGCGCGTTAAAAGACAGCGGCTGCTTTGGCAGATTATTGCCGGCGGTGTAGTTGTAGTTTTAGTCAAGGAAAAGCTGTAACAAAAAGCCGGGGCAGGAAAAAACAAGGGAACGTCGAATTTATTATTAATAGCTTATTAAGTAATGTTCGATTTGAATAGCTTGAACAATGGGTACATTGTGGCCGTTTTGTGTCCGCTGACAAAATGTACCCTAAAGCGATTTAATTACAATAGATGTAGCTTAGTTGCTTCAATCCCTTATTTAAGGCAGTTTTCAACTAATATAAATGAAATCTTATGGCTGTAAAATACCTATGATGAAGCTAGTTCTATTGACGAGCCATGTTGAGTGCGTCACCCTGCTCACAAGGAGCTGAGCGACGCGGTGAGCAGTTGGTGCGCGCCATGCGATAGCCGTCCAAGAATGCGAGCGTGAGCGAAGCGTGATTGGAGACGGCGAACCGCTGAAACTGTGGTGCTGTTAAACCGCATGAATACGGCATTTTAAGGGTTTCGGAAGGGTGAAAAACTGTAATTTGTGGCCCTCGTGTGGCCGAAAATTTTAGATGGCCACAATTTAATAGCAAAAAACAAAGCGCTCAGACAACAATCATTTGCTGTCTGGGCGCCTTTTTTTGTTTATTTTTGAACCGCCTTTTCAAAGATTTCTACTGATTGATTTCTCAGGTAGTCGGTATTGTGGGTATATGTATTAAGTGTTGTTTCTATGTTGCAGTGTCCTAAACGCTCCTGCACGTCCTTTATATTGGCACCGTTCTCGATAAGCGTTGTAGCGTGTGTATGCCGCAGTGAATGGTAGTTGAAATTTATCTTCAGCTCATAGTGGATTGCACGGCTGCAATACTTCATGCTGTCCATACTCAGCAGCTGGCCGTTCTCCCTTACGTTTATCATATCCACGGACTCAAGAGGGCAGGGCACTCCGGCTTCAATTTCTATGAGCCGGTAAATGGTATCGCCTTTTTCGTCCTGCTCCGGCTTTTTGTAGATTTTTGTGTAGTATTCGTCATAGAAGGCTTTGTTGGCCATTTGCCGGTCATAAGCTTTTTTCAATGCAGCACAGAGTGTATCACCGATGTTGATGATGCGGTTGGACTTGAAAGTTTTTGTGCTGTTGAAATACCAGGCGCTTTTCTCTTCCTTCTTGCCCTTCTTCTTCAGGATTTCCCTTACATCTGCGCCACAGTTGCGCTTAAGCAAAGCCTTGCTGATACTTATGGTCTTATTATCAAAATCGACATCATTCCAAGTAAGGCCGAAGCATTCGGAAATTCTTACGCCGGTGTAGTAGCCGATCATAAGCGGAATATAAAAATTAGAGCCTTCCGGAAAGCGCTCTAAAATCTGCTTAAACTGCTCCGGTGTTATGATGTACCGGGTTTCCTTCTTGGCTGCCGTATCCTTGGGGATTCTTACGTTATTGCATGGATTATACTGGATGTACTTCAACGGCTCAATAGCATAATCCAGCGCTGCAGAGAGCGTGGAGAATATACCGACGATGCTTGCCCTGCTGAGACCACGCAGCTTCAGAGCATTTACGAATTCCTGAATGGCGGAGGGTGTAAGAGATTTCAGCCTATACATACCAAGGCTGGGCTTCAGATGATTTTCGATAGTATAAAGATAGCCAAGCTGGGTATTATATTTTAGGTTCATTTTGCAGTAAGTATCAATCCAACTGTCCAGATAATCCGCAACGGAAATGCTGGAAAGATTGAAAGTCTGACCGCTTTCGTTGTATTCTGCCAGCGCCCTGGTTCCGGCTTCCACGGCTTCCTTTTTCGTTTTAAAGCCGGATTTGGAAACACGCTTACGCTTGCCGTCGACGGAAGCAGTTTCGAAACGGTACTGCCATTTATCGCCGCGTTTTGTTACGTTTAATGTTGACATAAAAAATCAGCTCCTTTCATTTTACGAGCAGAGCTGATATAATAAAAAAGTAATCAGCTCTTGGTGGTTCGGGGGTTGATGACGTTGAGCGTGCTGGTAACACGTTCTTGCAGGTCCCTCGGTGTTGGTAGCACCGGGGGATTTTTACATTAAAATCAGACCCTTTGTAAAATTTACTTATGGTAATTTACTTTTAAAACGAAAAATGTTAAAATTAAGTGTACAAGGGCACAGTTATATTGAGTTGTTTTTCCTAATGTGGTACAATATACAAGTGCAACATAATTAAGGAGGTGTACAAATTGGCAAAAATTAAAGCGCTTATTGCCTCTGTAATGTGCGGCTTTTCTACTTTTACCATTATGCCTAATACTAATTATGCAGATTTTGTCCCTCAAAGTCCTAGTACAATTTCAAAAGCTGCATGGTTAAGGACGGGCAGTTCTTTGAGAAAATCTATTGATAAGGTGGGAAAGAGAATTGGCACAATCGAAACCGGCAAAGGACGACAAATCAGTTAGAAATAGAGTTGCATCTAATGGTGATATTGTTGTTGCGGAACATTTTGAAGGATTGCTTCCCCATCCTCAGATTTTAGCGGAATATGATAACATTGTTCCTGGTTCAGCATCTGATATCATTAACGATTTTAAGGAAAATGCAAAAGCTATAAGAGAATTAAAAGCCAAAGAACTCGATTTGACTGCTATGCGTGATAAACGAGGTCAGTACATGGCGTTTATCTTAGGAGTGTGCATTATCGGAGTAGCTGCCTACGCTCTATATTTAGGTCAACCTTGGGTGGCAGGTGGAGCCTGTTTCCTTGCGGTAGGCTCTATTGGAGCATCTTTTTTAAAAAGCAGAATATAGTGAAGCAACATTTTTCCGCCAGCTGAAAAGCTGGCGGTCTTTTTTATGCCATAAAGCTATCTCCGTGATACCTTTAAAAAAAGAGAGAATTTAAAGGTGTTTACAAGATACCTTTACGCAATAAAGGTATCAGCTATAATATCGTCAATATCTTCCCTGCCGTCAGCCTTCCGCTGGCGGTCTTTTTTATTTTTTAGGTTTATCGAGCTGCTTAATACTTTCGCTTGGCGTAGGCAATTTCTCTGGCATTGTGCCGCCGAGTTCTTCAATAGTTTTGCGAACGGTACGACCGACTTCGTAATGCACTTTGTTGGCAGCTTCTTTGCTACTGATATTCTCACGGCGCAGTTTGTCTTCTGCCTGCGTAATGCGGAACAGGTTCGCACCGAGTTCCACACTGCCCATGTGGTCTAAAATCTCTTGATTAGGTTTAAGTTTCTTGCGACGTTTTATATCGCCAGCGGTTTCACCGCCATAAAGTCCCATGTAACCGCTATTTTGAAATTTGGCGAAGTCAAGGTTCGTTTTTACGCCTGCGGCAAAGGCTGCATCAGCGAGAGCAATGTTATGCTGTTTGATATTATTTCGTGCTTCAATGCGAGCGTCTATTTCTTTGTTGAAGGCTTCTGCTGCTTCAAGGTCGTGGATATGGTCCGCACCGAGTTGCGCGAGCCACTGCTTGAATGGTTCGGCTTTAGGTGAGGGGACAGATTGGATAATACGCAGAATACCTTCTGTATTTGCGGTGTCAGTGAGACGCATTTTCCCGTCTTCTGCAAGCAATTTCAACCTGTGACAATTTGTCACGGTTTCATTACCTTCTACCTTCATTCTTTGCTTTAGTTTGCGCCAATAAGCTGATTTATCTGCACTGTCGGTCAATGCACCGACAACATCGACAACAGAAAAGAACCATTCTCCGGCTTCATCGTTCCAAATGGAGCGAATTTGCGCACTCTGAAACAATTTTACATCTTTCATGTCTTCATTCCTCGCTTTCGAAATCTATTATCCTAAACTCCCCACCGTCAGCCTTGCGCTGGAGCTTGGCCAGCTTAACATCAATCAAATCGTCAATTTCTTCCTTGCCGTCAGCCTTCCGCTGGCGGTCTTTTTTTATGCCTAACGTCTTTGGTAAAAAAGGCACGTTTTCCAAAAGACACCTGACGTCTTTGGTAAAAAAGGCTGTTTTTACCAAGTTCCTTTTTACCTCTTAAGCACTTCCAGCCCCATCGGCACGCCTACCATGTCAGCAAGGCGGTGAATGGAAGTTTCCGGGTACTGCTGCAGCAGCTCATCCGGCAGGAGCAGTTCCACGGCGAAGGTGTTGGCCTGCCGTTCTATTTTCTCTATGCTGAAAAGGGTATGGGCTTTGAGGAATGGCGTCGATACGCCTTTATGTAAAACACTGTGCCCAAGCTCATGGGCGCAGGTGTATGCTTGCAATTCTTCGGATATGTTCTGGTTAATGATGATAAACTTGGAACGCTTATATGTAGTGTAGTAGCCCCATGTGCTGCCAAGCTCTGCGTACATGACGATGATGTTCAGCAGCTGCGCCAGCTCATAGGGGTTATTTGTTTTGTGCTTATGTGTAAGCTGCTTCACAGCAGCCTTGATATCCATGATATTATTCCTCTTCGTGGCGATATTTTTTAGGAGTGTATTTTTCTTTGGCGATTTTCTTTGCCAGTCGCATGGTAGCCTGCAGGCTTGCTTTCAGGAGTTCTCTGTCTTCATCATCTTCAACGGTACCGCCCATGGCAGCCATAGAGTTTTTGCTGTCGAGGTCGGCAAGCATTTTTTCGAGGTCTGCGGCGATTTGGCGTTCATCGCGGGGGGTGAGGGGGACGGAGGGAGCTTCGGTTTCGTTAGATTCTTCCCATCCCATAATATATGCTGGCGTTGTATTAAGCGCATTTGCAATTTCCATAATTTTTCTTTGGGGTAGCAATCTGCCGTCACTTTCAATTTTATTGATAGATGAACGCGATTTATATCCAACTAATCTTGCTAATTCATCTTGCGACATATCTAATTCTAATCTACGTGCTTTTATACGGTCTCCTATAGTGGTCATTGTGTTCACTCTCCTTTTTGTTTAAATTTATTGTAACATCGTGTAGAAAAAAATGCAACAAAATCACTAAAATTTTGTTGACAAACAGGAAACAAAGAAATATAATAGTGATGTAGACAAAATGTCTACAAAAGGGAGGCGATAACGTGACAGATACAGTCAAATTAGAAAAAGCTATTGCAGATAGCGGATTGAAAAAAGCCAGAATTGCAGCGGAACTTAAAGTTACATATCAAACATTAAAAAGAAAAATTAACAATGAGGTCCCGTTCAACGCTGGTGAAATCTCTAAAATGTGCGATTTGCTTAGAATTTCTAAATTAAGTGAAAAAGAAGCAATTTTTTTTGCCTGTGATGTAGACAAATAGTCTACAAAAAACAGACGGCGTTTAAGAAAAGAGGTGCCAAGTGAATAACATTAAAATTTTCAACAGTCCTGACTTTGGTCAGATTCGTACCATTCAGCAAAATGGTGAGCCGTGGTTTGTTGGTAAGGATGTAGCCCAAGCATTAGGTTACAGTCAAACAGCTAAGGCTGTCAGAGAACACGTAAAAGATAACCATAAAGGTATGTCTGTTTTGGACACCCCTGGAGGTAAACAAGAAACTACAATTATTGATGAAGCCGGACTTTACAGTTTGGTAATGAGAGCGAAAACCGATAAGGCAGAAGCTTTTCAAGAATGGGTGACCAGCGAGGTGCTTCCGGCAATCAGAAAACACGGTGGATATCTGACGGCCGATAAAATTGAGCAGGCACTAACTGACCCGGACACGATTATAAAGCTGGCGACAACTTTAAAAGAGGAAAGAGCAGCTCGCCAACAGGCGGAAGCCAGCTTGCAGGCGGCGAAGCCGAAGGTACTCTTTGCAGATGCGGTGAGCGCGTCTGACAGCACGATTCTGATCGGTGACCTTGCGAAGATTCTGAAGCAGAACGGCCATCCGATTGGTCAGAAGCGCTTGTTTAACTGGATGCGTGAGCAAGGATACCTGATTAAGCGTGCCGGAGCAGATTACAACAGCCCCACGCAGAGAGCTATGGAAATGGGCTTGTTCAAGATTAAAGAAACGGCTATTTCCCACAGTGACGGCCACGTCAGCGTCAGCAAAACCACTAAGGTTACCGGCAAAGGCCAGCAGTACTTTATCAACAAGTTTTGCGGGGCGTGATGGTGATGGGAGAAAAGAAAATAACCGTGTGCCCGTTTTGCGGACGCACGGCGATAAGCGGACCCATTGACCTGGAACAAGCATTCAAAAAGCTTTGGGTGTGTTGCCTGAGCATAAATGTATTAAGCATTATAGCTGTCATGGTTTCTTGGGCTTTAATTGGAGTACAAGAAGCTTCCATAGTGGCTGCTGCCAATATGATGATGATTTCTGCAAGCTATTTCTGGTTTCGTTGGTTGCTGAAACGTAATGCTTGAAGAAATCAGAATTATGGATGCGGAGAAGTGATGGAAGAAGGGAGGGTGAGATTATGGCAAGTATAGAGCTTTTGACTGTTGCGGAAGTAAGCAAAATTCTGAAATGTAATGTTGATTACGTTTACAAGCTCAAAAAATCCGGTCTGCTGAGATTCATGAAGCTTGGCAACCTTAAATGTCGTCGCGAATCTTTGGAAGAGTTCCTCAGCACATATGACGGCAAGGATGTTACTGATCCGTTTAACGTGAAGGAGTTGTAGATATGAAAAAAGTATTGTTCATTCTGCTGGCAGCCTGCTGCGTTTGGGCTGCATGGGATGCAACGCGTCCGGTTGATAATTATGTTGTCAAGGCTACGGCCGGCGAAGGTGATACCCTTTGGCACCTGGTGGGTGACACCATGCAGCGCGAAGGAGACCGCAGAGATATTCGCGAGGTCATCTTTTATACAAAGAAAATCAGCAACTTGAATGGTGACCTTCAGCCGGGGGACATCGTGCTGATTCCCATTGAGGTGCGCAGATGAACGAAAGAGATTATGACGGCCTGACAATGGACTACTTCCAAAATCAGCTGCTTGCAAAAGGCATTACCAAAGAAATGTTTAACATGGATCAGTTTGCCGGCCTTACCACCCGGGAGCTCCAGAACATCGTAAACAACGTAAGTTTAAAGGAGGCATAGCATGAAACTGTTTGATATAGACGAAAAGCTGGCGGCCTGCGTCAAGTTGGACGAAAGCCGCGTTGTAGATACCGAAAGCGGTGAAATCATCGACCTTGAAGCAATCGCAGCTCTGGAAATGGAGCGCGACAAGAAGATTGAGAACCTGGGCTGCTGGTATAAAAACCTGTTAGCGGACGCAGAAGCATTGAAAGCGCAGAAGAACGCTTTCGCAGAACGTGAAAAGGCTGCCAAGGCCAAAGCGGAAAGCCTTAAAGGTTTTCTGGGCCGTTATCTGAACGGCAAAAAGTTTGAAAGTGCCAAAGTAGCTATGAGCTTCCGTAAAAGTGAAGCAGTGGAGTTTGACGCAAAGTGCATCGGCGATGTTCCGGAAGAATTCCTGAAATTCAAAGATCCGGAGCTGGACAAGGTTGCAGTCAAAAAGGCTATCAAGGCCGGTGAAACTGTACCGGGCTGCGAGCTGGTAGCACGCCAGAACCTGCAGATTAAATAAGGCGGTCTATTATGGATAACATGAAATTCTATAGTCAGCTTGCTGCTCCGCCTGCCGAAGCCATCAAGCCTATCCAGGGCGGCAACTTAAAAGGCAAAAGCGACATTAATCCGCAATGGAAGATTGAAGCTATGACTTCGGTTTTCGGGCCGTGCGGTATTGGCTGGAAGTTTAACATCGCCGATGAAAAGACATTCCAGTGCGGTGACGGACAGATTTTATTGTTCCTGACTGTTGCGCTTATGTATCACGATGGAGAAGGCTGGAGTGAACCGGTCTACGGCTGCGGCGGTGACTTCATCGTTGAGAAAAACAAAAACGGGCTTGTTCCCAATGACGAAGCCTATAAAATGTGCCTTACCGACGCGCTGGGCAACGCTATGAAGTGCATCGGCGTTGCGGCTGATGTGTATCGTGGCTTGTGGGACAGCAAGTATGGTGAAAGCCACAGAACCGAGCCACAGGCTTCCCGCCAGACGAAGGCTGCAGCGAAGCATACCGACAAGGTGAGCAGCTATCAGCTGGCGCAGCTGCAGACGATGGCAAAGCAGAAGGGCGTTGATGTGGCAGGCATCGCGCAAAGCCTGCAGCTCAATAACTTGCAGGATATAACGGCAGCACAATGGGCGCAATGCATGAACAGCCTAAGAAAGCGGGCGGACGCATGAGAAAAAGTATATTGCAGGACAGAAAAGAATGCTTCTGCTGCGGTACTACGTTGAACCTGGAACGCCACCATGTAATCCATGGTACGGCGGGGCGCAAGATAGCAGACCGCTTAGGCCTTACTATCTGGCTGTGCGCTGAGCATCATCGGGGGGCGTACAGCCCCCACCAGCGCCATGACGTAGACCTTCGGTACAAGCGGTTCGCACAATCGTGCTATATGGACCGGTACGGCACCAAAAGCGGTTATGTTTTGTGGATGGCGGAAGTCGGCAAGAACTATTTGTAAGGGGGTGAAGATTTGAAAAGTCAAGATTATTCTAAAATCAGAACCTATTACCACGGAGCTTTGAGCTTTGCTTACCGTTGCTCTTACTGCATGCACAGCAACGACGGCACGCCGGGAAAAATCTGTAAGGGATGCGGCAGAATTTTACTCGAAAAGAGCAACAAAGATGAAAGCACAGATTAAACATATAGCTGACGTGGCCTGTATGGGCTCTACAATAGAGTTTACGGTGGTGCTTGATAGTTTGTATAGGCAGGATGTTTTTGAAGTCCTGAACGCGATGCAGGGCGACAAGAAGCCGTATACGATATCCATCGAACCTAAAAAAGAAAGAAGAAGTCTTAGGGCTAACAACTATTGTTGGGAATTGTGCCATAAGATTGGGGAAAAGATTAACGCACCGAAAACGGTAGTATATCAGAAAAATATACGTGAGGTTGGTAGTTTCACAACTTTAGAGATGCTTACTTCTTCCGTGCCGCAGTTTTCAACGCGGTGGGGTGGTAATGGCCTGGGCTGGTTGACAGATACTATTGACCAACATGGAGAATATACCAGTCTAATAGCATATTATGGCAGCAGCACCTATACAACAGCCGAGATGTCAAGACTGATAGACAGTGTTGTATCAGAAGCTAAAAGTGTGGGCGTTGAGACCTTACCTCCATGGGAACTGGATATAATCAAAGCGGCATGGAAAGGGAGCTGATAAAGTGGCGGACGTGAAATGGATAAAGATTGCTGTTGATATGTTCGACAACCGCAAGATCAAACAGATTGGCAGCATGCCGGAGGGCGACAGCCTTCTGCTGATGTGGGTGCAGCTGCTCTGCCTTGCCGGTAATGTCAATGATGGCGGCTTTATCTATCTGACAAAGGAAATCCCATATACGGACGAAATGCTGGCCACGCAGTTTAACAAGCCTATTTCGACTGTAAGGCTTGCGCTGAAGACCTTTGAACAGTTTGGGATGATAGAGATTATCAACAATATGATTTTTCTGTCAAGCTGGGAGAAGTACCAGAGCACAGACAGGCTGACAGAAATCAGAGAGCAGACGCGGGCAAGGGTTGCGAAGCACCGGGAAAAGCAAAAGCTGCTTGCAGCGGGACAGCTTGACGGTGAAAGTAACGTTACATGTAACGTTACAGTAACGCAAGGTAACGTACTAGAAAAAGATATAGATAAAGATATAGATAAAGATAAGAATAAGAGTATATCTAAAAAATCCCCCCGCCATAAACACGGCGAATATCAAAACGTGCTGCTGTCTGATGATGACCTGGAGAAGCTGAAGGCTGAATTCCCTGCTGATTGGGACCAGCGTATACAGCGCTTGTCTGAATATATGGCATCCAGCGGCAAGAGCTATAAAAACCACCTTGCTACTATCCGTAATTGGGCAAGGCGCGACAAACCGGCTGCAAAGGCTGCAGGCGGTGAAGATATGACTGATTTGGACAAATACTTCTAAGAAGGTGATAACGTGGAAAACATAACGGAGGTTTTAATGGAATCTATTGCGAAGGTGGAAAAAATAATTGCAGCAGAAGAACCAGCGCCGGGCGATTACGAAAAAGATGGCCTGCTGTACTGCGGTAAATGCCATACGCCGAAAGAGTTTCGCGGCAGCTTCCTTGGCATGGTCAAGGTAGTGCCGTGCCTCTGCCGGTGCAAGTCCGAAAAATTAGCGGCAGAAGAACAGCAGCGCAAAGCTGAAAAGCGACAGGAGCGCATCAGGCAGCATCGCCGTGCCAGCTTTCTTGAAAGCGATATGCAGCATTGGAACTTTGCAGCTGATGATGGTGCGGACCCGCGCATAATGAGGGCTGCTAAAAACTACGTTGGCAACTTTACGCAGTTTCGGGAGCAGGGCAAAGGCTTGCTGCTGTATGGTGGCGTTGGAACTGGCAAGACTTTTGCTGCTGCCTGCATCGCCAATGCTCTGATTGACTCCGGCAGAACCTGCTTGATGACCAACTTTGCGCGGGTGCTCAATACATTGTGGAGCATTGAGGAAAAACAAGCCTATATTGACAGCTTCAATCAGTTCGACCTGCTGGTTCTGGATGATTTGGGAGCCGAGCGCCGGAGCGAATACGCTCAGGAGCAGGTATTCAATGTGATTGATGCACGGTATAGAGCAAAGCTGCCTATGATTATTACAACCAACCTGAGTATAGACGAAATCAAAAAGCCTGACAGCATCGGCAACAGCCGTATCTATGACAGAGTGCTGGAGATGTGCCATCCGGTAGAAGTAACCGGCAAGAGCCGTCGCCGCCAGAAGGTAGCAGCTGATTTCAGAAGCATGAATGAGCTGCTGGGGCTTTAGGGAGGGCGGAAGATGCGGAAAGATTGGAATTCATATGTCGGGCGTAAGTTTGACATGCTTACTGTTGCGGGGGTTATTGCTCCGGCGATGGCGCAAAAGATGCTGAATTTATCTTATAAGCAAACGCATTTTGCCTGCGTGTGTGATTGCGGCGCGGTAAGATATGCTACTGCCGTAGCTGTTGAGCGTGGATATATAACCAGCTGTGGCAGCGATGAATGCAAAAACAAGATTAAGAAAAGCAAACGTGCCGCTACCAGAGCAAAAGTCAAAATCGCCGATAAAAAGCCTTTACTGCCGTTGCTGAAGCCTGAAGAAGAGTGGTCATACAAAGAGGAACGGCAGGTACCGGCGATTATTGAACGGCTGAAACCAAAGTGGTTCTGTAAACGCCCTGTTACAGATTGCGCTATCAACCAATTTTGCCATCTGTGCTGCAAAGAGTGCGACCGCAGCTGCCATCATGACGTATGCAGCAACTGTCCGGAGAAATGCGGAAACAGCAGATTGAGGTAGATATCATGGAGTGGAATGAAGAATTAGAGAAAAAACTGCAACGCCGTGGCGAAATCTGGCACGCGGAAAAACTTGCATCACGTCTTATATTCGACGGCCGCCGTGCTCTTGAACACTATACTGCAGATGAAATGCGTGCGAAATTTGAGCCTATAGCAAAGCAGTACAGAAAGAGCGGGCGTATGTGCCTGGATTCTGATGCCTTGGTGATGTACTGCAAGGAGCAGGGATATAAATGGGAGTGGTACCCACCTAGTCCATTGGGAGAGTATTGGTTCGTGCTGCCGAAAGAGGAATTGTTTTAGGAGGTGAGCAGATGAAACGTAAATGCCAAGTGTGCGGGAAGGAGAACGGCAGCTGCAACCGCTACTACTTTAATCCTGCTGAAATTATCACTATCTGCCCTGCATTCCTTGCCTTCAGCTGCGACGACAAAGCAAAGATTGCAAGGCGGGCGCATAAAGCCGGCAGACTGGTAAAGGAAGAGGTGAGCAAGAAAAGATGGTAGGCAAATCACCCTGCAGAGGATGCGAAGTAAGAAGAATAGGCTGCCATGCTATCTGCAACGCATTTAGCGAATGGAAAACCGAGCAATACAAATTGCTGGAAGCTAAACGGCAGGCCAACTTGAAAAATTTAGCGACAGCCGGAACTGCCGCAAGACATGAGAAATGGATAAGGGGGAATAAATAATGACTGACAATGTAAACCATCCCAAGCACTACACCCAAGGCGTTGTTGAGTGCATCGACGCACTGGCGGCGGCTACGATTAACCTGAAAGGCATTGATGCTGTTTGCACCGCTAATGCCATCAAGTATCTGTGGCGCTGGGGCCAGAAGAATGGCGTTGAGGACCTGAAAAAAGCCCGCTGGTATATCGACAAACTGGTTAAAGAAAATGAAGTCGTTGAGGATAAAAACCAAGATGAGCAAAACCCGTCCTTTATTACAGCAGTGCGTTTAAATCTGAATATGTGGTGTGATAGTGGAGATGTTGATTATCTGCACAAGGCCATCGCTGCAATCCGCTCAAAGATTGAGGAGGTCGGGGTTGAGAATTTGGTAGGAATCAAGGTTGCTCCAGGCAATGGAGTTAGAGTAGCTAAGGCAGTCTGGAACAAAGAGAATGGCAAAGTGTATTGCGACTGCTGTAAGGAATCGACATTAAGATACTATAATTTTTGCCCCATTTGTGGTTGCTATCTCCTTCGGGATGATGAAAGAAAGGATAAATAATGGATATACCGTTTACTGAGTTAATCTACAATGCGGCAGGAACAATCTGCCTGGCGCTGGTCATTGTACTGGTGCTGCGTTTGGTGCTGAAAGGAGAGAATGAGAATGAATAGAATTATGCTGTTAGGCCGTTTGACCAAAGATCCAGAAATCAGATATACCCCTAGCGGTGCCTGCGTAGCACAGTTTACGCTGGCTGTTGACCGCCCCTACACTAAAGACGGCAGCCGTGAAGCGGACTTTATCCCTTGCGTAACGTGGGGAAAGACGTCAGAAACAATCGGCAACTACGTGCATAAGGGACAACGTCTGTTGGTAGAAGGCCGCTTGCAAATCCGCAGCTATGATGCCAAAGACGGAAGCAAGCGCTGGGTTACTGAAGTAATCGTCAACCATGCCGAATTCATCGAGCGCAAGGAGCAGACATCACAGCAGCCAGTACCGCAGAGCATGGAAAGTTTCGGCCAGCAGGTGCCTTTTGACGAAGAGATTCCGTTTTAGGGGGTGTGCAACATGGAAACTAGCGCAGGTGAAGTTTGCGTGTGGTGCGATAAAGAAAAGGCTGTATCGAGCATTTTCGACAACGGTCGACCAGTTTACTGTGAAAAATGCCAGCGTGAGCTGTTAAAAGAATTTGGCACGCCGGATGCGTTGGCTGAATGGGAAAGGACGCGCAAGCAGCAATGAAATACCATAACAAAAAAGTTGAATGTGATGGCATCATCTTTGACAGCATCAAAGAAAAAAATTATTATTGCGAACTGAAAGTGCTGCGCATGGCGGGCGAGGTTATAGAATTTGAACGTCAGGTAACGTTCGAGCTGCAGCCTAAATTCAGACATGCCGGCAAAACCGAAAGAGCAATAAAGTACATTGCTGATTTTGTTGTCAAATATAAAGATGGGCGCATAGTAGTGGTTGACACTAAGGGCTTTAGAACAAAGGACTATTTGCTGAAGCGGAAAATGCTGCTGTATAAGTATCCGGATATGATTTTCGAAGAAGTCTGACGTTAAGGGACGCAAAATGAGCCTAAAAAGAAAATTTAAAAGAAATCATTTTTCTGTAAATAATCTTCCCAACGAACGTAGTTGTGGCGTTTGACATGGGAAGATGGAGCTAAAAAAAGTCGGTGAAGAATTTAGGTATATTTGCGGGTGTGGACGTGAAAAGAGGGTGAAAAATTGATAACGAAATATGATCTGCGTAAATGCAAGCATCTGAAAATGGAGATAATGGATTTGCAGGACCAGGTGAACGAGCTTACCAACATGATGACATCGCCAAGGATTTCGCAATTAACAGGGATGCCCGGTGGCGGCAATAGCGGTCGTGACAATGTAACCAATGCCATTGCCAAGGCTGATAAACTGCGCAGTCTGTATTACGAAAAGTTTGGCGCGCTGGTAGGTTTGCAGATGGATATTGAAAAGGCCATTGAACCGCTGCCTGCTGAAGACCAGATGATGCTGCGAATGCATTATTTCAGCAACTACACGTGGGAAGAAGTGGCTGTACGTATGGGTATCAACTGGCGCAGCGTACACCGCCGCCATGCAGCCATCTTGGAAAGGCTGGCGCATGATGAAGAAGAAAAGAAAGAAACTGAACCTGAAAATCAATGACTGCTGCGGCATGCAGCCAAGGTGTGCATTTAATAAGCAAGGCGTTTTAGGGATTTACTGCCCATGCTATAAAAGATTTGAGCTGGCGAGAGACGGGGAATTTTTCCTTGAAATAGTTCAGAGATGGAATAAAAAATTGTAAAAATATATGTTGTGACATTGTTTGACAGTATCCGCTGATGATATAATTATAATAAGCGGAGAAGAAAACAAGAGACGCAAGGGAGCAAGGCCCTGCTGCTGTAATGGCGGTGGGGCTTTTACTATGCCATGGAAAGGTAGGCGCACAGTGATAAGTAAAAATGCAATATTTTTAATAATAGCTGCTGTGCTAGCCTTTGCCGGCGGTTTCGTTCTGCGCGGTGTTCTGCATACCTGCCCGGTGGCTGACACAAAAGTAGTTACCCAGGTTGAATACCGGGACAAGGTGAAAACGGAAATCGCTTATGTGCCTAAAGAAACTGTTATCTACAAGTCTGCTGATGGCAGTACTAAAAGCGAACCGGAAAAAACGGATATTGACGTGAAGCTCAATAAGCCGGTGCTGAATGTTAAGGTTAATGACAAGGCCTTCGTTGTGGCCAAAGCAGAGAATGAACAGTACCTGTTTGACAAGAATAAACTGACGCTGACGCAGACCAGCAGCACGGATCTTAATATAAAGATACCGGTAGTGGATAAAACGCGGCGCTGGGGCATTGGTGCTGGCATCTCTAAAGATGGCGCGGTAGGCGTTATTAACTTCCCGCTGAAAGGCAATGCTGGTGGTTGGGTAGCTGGCAGAGCTGATAATGTCATGGGTGGCGTTATGGTAAGATTTTAAAGATACCCGGGTGCAGGGTCAAGGTTCCCGAATGGGAGTAGATGCAAGTTGCGAATAGGACATTGCAAATATTCGCAGCGCAGCATAGCTGGCGTCAAGAATTCCTTCACCCCCTGCTTTAATATGCGTAGGTGAGCCGAGTAGCGAAGGCAGCGGACTGTAAATCCGTGACGTAAGATACAACGCTGGTGCAATTCCAGCCCTACGCACCAATAAGAATAACGAAAAGCCTGCGGGCGAAGTAGTGAGGGGCAGAAACTGCGGTGACTGCCTTTATATATTTTCTGCCTTTGCCGGGCGTGGGTTTTTGTAAATTTTTACCACGCCGGAATAGAACACCTTCTTTCCGGACGCAAGGACACCGCACTGCAATGCGGCGCGTCCGGCAAGGGTAGAAGAATTCGAGGTATATCATGGAGCACAGTAAAAAGTATAGGCTGATGGCTAATAAGCTGATACGCACCTTGCCAGAGTTTGCGGATATCAAGGCCGCTAAAGTAAAAATAGCCTACTTATCCAGCCTGGAAGAGAAGAAGCGCAATAAGCGGACGATATTTGCGGATTGTAACTTAGTGAGCGACCGCTACAGCTGGTGCTGTCCTTATGATTTTTTTATTGTGGTCTATGAACCGAATGTAGTTGGCTTTAGCGAAAAGCAGCTAGAAACATTATTAAGGCATGAGCTGCATCATGTTGGTATTGATTTTGAGAAAGACGAAACAGGCTTCTACGTTGTGCCGCATGATGTGGAAGAATTTTGGGATATTATTGATGATGTGGGATTAAGGTGGTGTGAGATGGATGCCTACAAAGAAACAACTGGATAATTTGAAGAATGGAAAAGCCACAAGGTTTCGAAGCGGCGAGGAAGCGGCGAGAAATGGCAAAAAAGGCGGGCAGGCATCCGGTGAAGCACGCCGCCGCTTGAAGTCGTTCCGCGAGCTGGACGCTGACTTCACGACCGACGATGAGCGTAAGGAGATGCTGGATGCACTGAAGCTGAAGGCCAAGCGTGGCAACATCAGGGCGTTTGAAATTTATCGTGATACTGTAGGCCTGAAGCCTAAAGAAAATGTGGAAATCTCCGGTGAGCTTTCTAATCCGTTCGCAGGGCTGACGGATGCAGAACTGAAAAAGCTGGCTGGTATGGATGGATAAGCAGCTTATAACATTGGGAGCAAAGATAGAACTTGCAAGACGCAGGTTCTTTTTTTACGCCCAGCTGAAGAACCCCGACTTCTACCGGAGTGACCGCAAGTATCTGCAGGAGCTGTGCGATACCTTGCAATGGTTCTTGACCTCAGATAAGAAGATACTTGTACTGAACATGCCTCCGCGTCATGGCAAGAGTTATACGGCCAGCAACTTCGTGGAATGGGCGCTGGGCAGGGATAACACCTTGCAGGTTATGATTGGCTCTTATAATGAAACTCTGTCGACGCGCTTCAGCAAGAACGTGCGTGACAGCATCAGTGAGGCCAAGGCGGATGTTTATAAGCCGGTCTATAGTGATGTATTCCCCGCTACCAAAATTAAGCGTGGCGACGGCGCTATGAACCTGTGGAGCCTCGAAGGACAGCAGACAAGTTACCTTGCTACATCGCCAACCGGTACAGCGACAGGCTTTGGCTGCAGGCTGATGATCATAGACGATTTAATCAAGAATGCGGAAGAAGCCTATAACGAAAATGTCAAAGAAAAGCACTGGGACTGGTTCACCAATACCATGCTGTCACGTGGCGAGGGCAATTATAAAATCATCGTCATTATGACGCGTTGGGCTAGTGATGATTTGGCAGGCAAGGTGCTGGAATATTATCCGGCAGAAAAAATCGTGCATATCAACATGAAGGCAGTGCAGGATGACGGCAGCATGCTGTGTGATGGCGTGCTGGATGCTGAAAGCTGCATGGAGAAGAAGCAGCTTATGGGGCTTGACATATGGAGCGCCAACTACCAGCAGGAGCCGATTGATATCAAAGGCAGGCTGTACAGCAGCTTCAAGACCTATGACGGCGCGCTGCCTGCCTTCAAGCAGATTCGTGCTTATACCGATACTGCTGATACCGGTGCCGATTACCTTTGCTGCATTATCTATGGGCGCACGTTCGCGGATGAAGCGTATGTGCTTGACGTTTTATACACAAAGGCACCCATGGAGGATACTGAACCGGCAACGGCAATGGCACTGGAACGCAACAGCACGAATGTGGCACGCTTTGAAAGCAACAATGGCGGGCGTGGATTTGCCAGGAACGTGAAGAAGCTGCTGCATAGCAACCATACAACCATTGAAACCTTTACGCAGCATAAGAACAAGGCTGCAAGAATCTTGTCTAATGCTACGTGGTGCATGGAGCATATTTATTTCCCAAGCGATTGGAAGAACCGCTGGCCGGAGTTTTATGCAGCACTGAGCAAGTACCAGAAGGAAGGCAAGAACACACACGATGATGCTCCGGATGCTTTGACAGGCGTATGTGAGGACATCGTGGAGGTGGCAAGGCCTAAACCGATGCGCGTCAACTATTAAGAGAGGTGAAAAAATGCGTAATGATAAACATGGATTATACAAAATGCTGGAAGATGGCTATGAAGGCTGCGGAGGCTTTCTTGACGGCAGCTATTTAACCCAGCACCCGCGTGAGGATGCAGGAAAGTACGGCATGAGGCGCGAGCTGGCGTACTACCTTAATTATCTTGCGCCCTGCGTTAATGCTCATGTAGCGCCAATCTTCAAAACACTGGCTGTGCGTGACTGGAGCGGCGCAGGCTCGGAGCTGTGGGAAACCTTCAGTAAGGACGTTGACTTCTTGGGCACCAGCATCCAGAACCTTATGAAGCAGGCTGCCTGCAGTGCGAAGCTGCAGGGTGTCGCTTATATCGTTATGGATAAGGCTCAGGGCGATGCTGAGGATATGCGCGTGGCAGACCTGGAAGCGGACCGCAATAACCTGCCTTATGCTTTTGTAGTGAATCTTAATGCCGTAAAGGAAATCTGTCAGGATAAGCTGGGACGTATCACAAAGTTTGTTTTCGTAGAGCCTGATGCATACCAGGAACAGACGATGGCGACACGAACACTGACGGCAGAAGGCTGGGAGCTTATCGACAGCAAAGGCAAGCATAGCGGGACCTGGAATCTTGGGCGCGTACCGGTTGTTCCTCTAGTTAGCAAAGTGAGGAATAGTCACAATCCTTTCCCACCTAGTGAATTCCTTAGCATAGCAAAAACAAATCTTGCTATCTACAATATGTGCAGCTGGTTGGCTGATATCCTGGTCAATCAGACCTTCAGCGTTCTGTGTTACCCTTCGAGTGACCCGGACAGCATCAACATCGGCACCAATAATGCGTTGGGATATCCGCCGGAGAGCAGCCACGCACCTGCGTTCATCGCTCCGCCTGATGGTCCTGCAACGGTGCTGGCAGCGCAGATTGCTACACTGCAGCAGGAGATTTACCGCATGGCCGTTGTGGTCAACGTAACAGGCTCCAGCAAGCAGCAGAGCGGGCAGGCGAAAGCGTGGGATTATGAGGCAACCAATCAGATCTTATCCGATTTTGCAGACCTCGTGGAAGCAGCGGAAGAGAATCTGGCAAGGCTGTTCAGTATCTGGACCGGTGTGCCGCTGGAATACAGTGTGAACTACCCGAATGACTTCAAAATCAGTGAGGTTGAGCAGGAGCTTGCTAATGCTGAAATTGCTAAAGGCTTGAACTTTGGCGATGAATTTAACATGGAAGTGTTCAAGAGAGTTCTTACCAGCTATCTGCCGGAGCTTAAGGCTGATGACTTTGACGCGCTGGTGAAGACCTACGAAGAGCACTTGGAGCAGGAAAAGCTGGATTATAGCCATGCTTTTGGTGATAATGGCGGTGGCGATGATGGCGACGACGGACAGACTGGCGCAGCTGATTAACAAACTGAATAAAAGCTGGCGCAAGGATGCTAAAAAAGCAGTAGCTTACTTACAAAGGCTGATTGCTAGTGGCATGAAGTTTGAAGAGGCACTGGATAATGTGCAGCGCCACTATGGTAAGCTGTTTACGCTACCGGAACTGAAGCCTGCGCTTGTAGAGGCTGCAGCTTATGCTTATGGTATCGTTCCGACTATGCTGACTAAAGCGCAAGTAGAAAGCATGGGCGAAGAGCTGGCCAGTAAATGGGATGAAAGCGGCATGACGCTATCCGAAAAGCTGCATGGCGTAGGCGTGAAAATGCGTGATGCCATTGTAAGCACCCTGCAGGAGCAGATGCGCCGGAACAAGACCTGGACTGAGGCTGCAAGGGCGTTGTTTGACGGATATGGCGATGATGGCCAGAACGTATATAACGGTGGCAAGGATATTATCAGCAGGCAGAACCTGCCAAAGTATCTGCAGAAGGTAAGGGAAGCTACAGGCAACGACCTGCAGGCATTGGCTGAGCAAAGGCAGGCCATTGACAACATCAATCGTCTGGCTAAAAATGGCGCACCTAACAAGGCACTGCAGGCAGCCTATAATAAATTGCTGGAAGCAGTGCAAAAAGGCAATGAAAAGGCTATTGAAAAGGCCGTGGAAGTTGCTGTCAACGAAAAATCCCGCTATGTTGCCGAACGTATCACCCGAACCGAGATGGCGAGGGCATGGGCTGATGGCTTCATAGCAAAGATAAAAGATGACGCTGATATTGTGGCTGTGAAATTCAAGTTAAGCAGCCGTCACCCTGTTTTTGATATCTGCGACATGTACGCCAAAGCTGATATGTATGGCTTAGGTGCAGGAATATATCCCAATGATAAGCTGCCATCTTTGCCGGTACATCCGCATTGCTTATGCCGGTACGTGGAAGTCATTGAAGGCGAAGTTGATATGCAGCAGCAGCGCGACCAGGTGCGGGAAGCAGGCGACAAATGGCTGAATAGCTTGCCGGAGCCACGCAGGGCGCAGGTGTTGGGGCGTAAAGGCTTGAAGGCGTGGGAAGATGGCAAGGATTGGCGCAAGTATATGCGTGGGTATGCTGGAATGCGGGAAGTAAAAGGCAGGCTGCACACATTTGAAATGGGTGCGTTAATCAGTGTTCAAGAATATTTTAAATTAGAAGAAGAGGCCAAGCAGACCTATGCCAGAATTATTGATTGTGGCAAAAATGATTTTGCTAGTAAAATACATAAGAATACAGGGTATTCGATAAGTAGATTAAATAGAATTTTTGAGCATGTTTTTATTACTAAACACGAACTACAGTCGGGTACTAGTACATTCCTTCCTGATCCAGATATGGCAGATAGCTTTACTCGTTTATTGAACGGGAAAGATATACGCGATTGCGATATTATTTTACTTAATCATGAACATTTAGAGCTAGCTATAATGAAAAAAATGGGTTATAATTATAGTGAAGCACATATACTAGCGGAAAAGAAATATAACTATAAGGCTGCTATAGATAAGAGGTATGATTCTAATGGTAAAAATTATTCTACATAAACTTACAAAAGAATACGTACAATACAGGTTCTACCCAGAAGGAAAAGATGGAGAATATGGTGTTATTCAAGTCGGTCTTAAAAACTATGATTTTGACATTTTGAAAGACATTCCTGGCATATGGGATGCTTATAAATTTCATGCGTGTTCTCATATTAATAAGTTAGTTAGAAATGGTCAATTCCCAGAAGAATCATGGGAAGCTTGGTATTAATAATAATTAAATTCATAGCTATACTGTTGCTTTTTTATATAACAAACAAGTTAATAATTAGCGTATTTTGTGAATTTCACAAGATGCGCTTTTTTATTGCCCAGGAGAGGGCACAATATAGGGCGGAGGCCCATGATATGGAGGTATCAGAAATGGAAATGAAACAGGTTTACGAAGCACTGGAAAAAGTTGAGAACGGTGCTGACCTCATCGCTGCTATCAAGGGCGAAATTAACACTCTCAACAACGAGGCTAAGAAGCACCGCACGGCAGGAGAGCAGAGTGCGACAAAGCTGAAAAGCATCTTGGAGGC